TTTAAAGTGGGTGTGGCAAGACCCGTCTATGCCTTTACACAAACCGAAAACGGTGGTGGTGGCGGACGCGGATAATTTGGAAGCCTTGAAACGGCAGGCGAAGAAGCAGCTTTCCGATTGGAAGCTGGAAGGCTTGACGATTACGGTTACCGTGGGCGACCACAAAACAGCGGCGGGGGTGCTGTGGGCGGCTGGGCAGCGCGTGCATTTGATTGACGAGGAAGAAGGCATTGATGCGATTTTCTTTGTGATGGGGCGGCGTTTGATGTTGAGCCGCATGGCCGGCACGCAAACGGAGCTGCGGCTAAAAGAAGATGGGGTGTGGACACCTGATGCCTATGCGCAAAAAGCGGAGCGGGCGCGCAAACGCAAGGGCAAGCGCAAAACGGCGCGAGGCAAGGATAAGGACGAGGAGTTGAAAAGCAAATGAGTTTAGCCAAATTAGCCAAGCGAACCGCGCAGGTGGCGCGGGGCGTGCAAGATGGGATTCGGCAGGCATTTCGCGGCAAGGTGGCGGCAACGCAATCGGGCGAGCCGATTCAGCGGGTGCAGGTGCAGGGGTTGGCTGATGAAACGCTGCAAGATGTGGAGCAATTGCAGCAATTTGGCTTTACCAGCCATGCGCCCGCTGGCAGCGAGATGATTGTGTTGCCTTTGGGCGGCGATACCACGCATGGCATTGTGATTGCCAGCGAGCATGGCAGCTTTCGGGTGAAAAATCTGCAAGGCGGCGAGGTGGCGGTGTATGACCAATCGGGCAGCAGCATTGTGTTGAAGCAGGGGCGGCTGATTGAGATGGACTGCGATAACTTGGTGATTCGCGCCAAGCAAAAGGTGTGGATTGACAGCCCGCTGGTGGAGGCAAGTGCGCAGGTGTTGGCAAAAGGGCAAATCACAGGACAAAACGGTTTAGCCATTTCGGGCGGCGAAGGCGGCGATGCGGTGCGCATCGATGGCAGCCTGAAAACCACGGGCGATGTGGTGGCGGGCGATATTTCGCTGCAACGGCACACCCATCGCGGTGATAGCGGCGGCACAACAGGGGCGGCGCAGTAGTCCTAAATTTAAAGGCAGCCTGAAAATGGGATTTCTCATTTTCAGGCTGCCTTTTTTGGGGCGAAGCCATGCGCCTGCCCGCCCCTGTTTGCTGCGCCGTATGATGCCAGCATGGATAAAGAATTGAACCCGATAACGGGCGATTACACAGGGCGCACCATCAAGCACCTGCAAAACGCGGTGTATATCCGCCTGCGCACGCCGCTGGGCACATGGTGGGCGGATAAAAGCATTGGCTCGCTGCTGCATCTTTTGCAGCGCGAAAAAGATGTGGCGCGTGTTGCCTTGTTGGCAGAGCAGTATGCGATGGAAGCCTTGCAGCCGATTGTGGACGATGGGCGAGCGCGGCAAATCAGCGTATCCGCCACGCAGCCGCACAATGGCTGGTTGCTGCTGCGCATCCGCGTGGAGACGGCACAAGGCGGCTTTGATTATAACCACCGTGTGCCGATTGTGTAGGGCAGCCTGAAAACGCCTGTTTAACCGTTTTTAAAAAGATTTTAAACCCATGTTTACACCCCCTGATTTTGACACCATTCGCGCGGCGATTTTGCGCGACACGCAATCGCTGATACCCGATGCCGACATCAGCGCCGATAGCGACCATTATGTGCACGCTTCGCGCTTGGCTTCTTGCGCGGCGGGGCAATACGCGCATCAAACGTGGATAACGCGGCAAATCTTCCCCGACACGGCAGACACCGATTATTTGGAGCGACACGCGGCATTGCGCGGGATTACGCGCCGTGCGGCAACCCGCGCAGGCGGCACGGCAACACTGGCGGGCACAGCGGGCGCGGTATTGGCAGCGGGGGCGCAGATTAAGCTGGGCAACCGTTTTTACGCCACCACCGCCGAGGCGACTATTGGCAGCGATTTAAGCGCGCGTGTGCCGATTGCGGCGGCAGAGGCGGGCGAGCAGGGCAATTGCGACACCACCGCAGGGCAATTGATGGCAGCCAGCGCGGGCATCAGCAGCGATGTGATGCTATCGGCGACAGGCGGCACGGATGTGGAAAACGATGCTTCGCTGTTGTCGCGCTTGTTGGAGCGCATCCGCCGTCCGCCCGCAGGTGGTAATCGGCACGATTATAAAAACTGGGCGTTAAGTGTGGATGGCGTATCCAGCGCCTATGTTTACCCGCTGCGGCGCGGCTTGGGCACGGTGGATGTGGCGATTACATCAGCCAATCAATTGCCCAGCGCGGAAACCTTGGCGGCGGTGCAAAACTATATTGATGCGGTGCGCCCTGTTACCGCCAAAAATGTGCGCGTGCTTGCGCCTGATATTACGCGGGTGGATGTGCGCGTGCGGGTTAAGCTAGCTGGCGCGGATTGGGCGGCGGCGCAGCGCGAAATTCAGGCTGCCTTGGACGCTTATTTTGACGCGCTGATACCCGCCGACGACGTGGTGGTGTCGCAATTGGAAGCGGTAATCAGCAATGCTGCGGGGGTGGTGGATAGGGTGTTGCTGGCACCGCGTGCCAATTTGACCGCCGACACGGTGAACAAGATTGAATGGTTTAAATTGGGCAGCCTGAACATGGAGCGGATGGCATGAATTATCAGGAAGTGTTGCTGGGCTTGCTGCCGCCTGTGTCTTATGCGCGGGGTGGGGCGCGGGTGCGACAGCAGGCGCAGATTGATGCGCAGGTGTTGGATGGGGTGGCACGCAGCGCGGGAGCGGTGGTAGGGGCGTGTTTGCCCGACACATCGGGCGCGTTGCTGGCGGATTGGGAGCGGGTGTTGGGCTTGGAGACAACCAATGCAGGCAAGCCTTATGCGGCGCGGCTATCGGCGGTGTTGCTCAAAATCAACGCGGTAGGCGGGTTGAGCATTCCCTATTTTATCCAGCTGGCGCAAAGCGCGGGCTACACGATTACGATTGACGAGCCGCAGCCGTTTCGCGTGGGCATCAACCGAGCGGGCGAACGGCTTGCTCCCGAAGAGATTATGTGGGTGTGGGTGGTCAATGTGGCGGCGAGCACGCAGACGGTGTGGCGGTTTTGCGCGGGGGCGAGCTGCGCGGGCGAGCGGTTGAGCAGTTTTAGCGACAACGTCATCGAGCGCGTGTTTGAGGATTTAAAGCCCGCGCACAGTTTCGTGCGTTTTACCTATACAGGTTAATTAAATTTTATAAAACAAAGGATTGGATAAGCATGTTAGCAATTGAGACCCAAGACAACGAATTTCATGACGGCAACGGCACGACCGAGTTGGGCACCATTCTGCCCGCTTGGTGGCTCAACCAAGTGCAGGCGGAAATATTGGAGGTGGTGCGCGCGGGCGGCTTGACCCCCGATAAGGCGCAGCGCAACCAAATGCTCAACGCGCTTAAAAAACTGACAAACGATGCCACCAACCCTGCCACGCTGTCGGGCGATACCGAAAACCAAACGGCCAATGGCGCAACAGGGCATACCCATAAAATTGAGCGCGCCACCGACACGCTGGCAGGCGTGGTTAGGCTCATCGACGCGCTCAACAGCAATGATACCACCGCCGCTTTATCCGCCGCGCAGGGCAAGGTGCTTGCCGAGAGCAAGCTGGACGGCAACAGCGGCGTTACTTTATCTACCAATCAAACCATCACGGGCTATAAAGATTTCGCACAGGGGCTTAGCTCGGGCGCGCCGATTAAAGTCCAGTACGCCAACGACTGGGTGGGCTTTATCGCCAACCAGCCTGCCGAGGGCAAAAACGTCTTTTTTGACGCTTATGTGCGCGACATTCCGCGCGGGGGCATACAGGTGGTTTCCGACGGCAACGGGCAATACAGCCTGCGCTTTTCGGTTACGCCACCCGGTGCGACCAACGCCGACCGCAGGATAAGCGGATTGAGCGTGTACAACCATGCCGTGTGGACCAATGCTTACGGCTGGCTGCACGAGGGCTTTGTGCGCAGCGGTGCGGGCATCGGGCAAAACGCGGGCAACCAAGTCAAAATCGGGTGGAGCGGTAACCGGCTCAAAGCCACGGTGGACAGCACCGACTTGGGCGATTTTGTGTTTGACGGGCATTTTGCTAGCAATTCGTTCGGGCAAAAC